AGATGAGATAGATAAGAACACTAAAGACCTTGTAACTGCTATTGACGCTGCCAAGGGTGCTGTAAAGGTTCTTAACTGGATAGCATCTATTGCTCAACCAGTTTTGTGGATTGGCGGGCTAGTCATTGCTGCGGGCGCAGTATGGCAGACATGGCTTAAAAAGTAATGGCTAATGTAAAACAACAACTAGATATTCCTGCAATACCATCACTTGGTAGGTCAGGTATTAACTACTCTCAGAACGTCCAGAATCAAAACAATGGACTTTTGAGGTTGTTTTTTACCAAGTTACTTAATTCAATACAACCTGTTATTGGCCCAAGAGGTGGAAAATACCTGAATAATCCTTACGGGGCTTTTCAAAGTACTGCTGACCAAACTGCAACATTGGCTAATACGGCCTATGCAATGACGTTAAATACTACAGACTATGCCAATGGTGTAAGTGTAGTAAGTAGTTCAAGAATAACAGTTACTGACGCTGGAATCTGGAATTTACAATGGTCTGGTCAGTTTGAAAATCCTGATACTCAAGACCATGATGTTAGGGTATTTCTCAAGATTAATGGGACTGTAGTTACTGGCTCAACTGGATTCTTTGCAGTACCTAGCAAGCATGGATCAGTCAATGGTCATGCTTTAGTTGGTTGGAATTATTTTGTAAGTTTAAATGCAAATAGTTATGTTGAGCTTTGGTGGGAAACTGATAACACTCAGGTAACCATTCAGACTTATGCTGCCGCAGGTGACTATCCATCAACCGCATCACTAATTGCTACAATGAGTTTTGTGTCTAATCTACCAACGATATAGAATGCAGATATGGCTTACATTCCACTACAAATTCCTCCAGGCGTATATAAGAATGGTACTGAGTATCAGTCTAAAGGCCGTTGGAATGGCTCAAATTTGGTACGTTGGTACGAAGGCACTATTCGCCCTGTGGGTGGATGGAGGAAACGTGCATCTGCTCAGTTAACTGGCATGGCACGTGGTCTGATTAATTGGCGTGACAATAACAACAACAGACGTATCGGAATTGGTACACATTCAAAACTGTATTCAATGAATGAGAATGGCACTTTAACTGACATTACTCCTACATCATTTACAGTTGGTGATCCAGACGCAGTACTCAAAATTGGTTATGGTTATGGAACTTATGGGACTTCTGCTTATGGTGTTGCCAGACCAGACTTAGGAGCATACGTTCCTGCCACCACATGGTCTATGGATACTTGGGGCGAGTATTTAGTTGCTTGCTCAACAAAAGATGGTAAGTTGCTTGAATGGCAATTAGATGTTGCCAATGATGCTGTTGCATTAACAAATGCGCCAACTAGTTGCACTGGTTTAATTGTTACTCAAGAGAGATTTATATTTGCACTAGGTGCAGGTGGTAATCCTCGTAAAATTCAATGGTGTGACCAAGAAAACAATACTGTATGGACTCCTGCTGCCACCAACCAAGCTGGTGACTTTGAGTTAACAACTATTGGCTCTTTAATGTGCGCTAAACGCGTTCGTGGCTCTACCATTATATTTACTGATGTAGATGTACATACTGCCACATACATTGGCCCACCATTTATCTATAGCTTTGAGCGTATAGGTGGTGGTTGTGGGGTTATTTCTAAGCAAGCAGTAGCCACTACTGATAATGCTTGTATTTGGATGTCTGGATCAGGATTTTGGATCTATGATGGTTTTGTAAAGCCTTTAAATTCAGATGTATCAGACTATGTGTTCAGTAACATGAACATTACGCAGTCATCTAAGGTTTACTGCGTCCACAACTCTACTTATGGCGAGATTTGGTGGTTTTACCCAAGTTCTGGATCAAATGAAGTAGATTCTTACGTTTCTTACAACTATCGTGAGAATCATTGGGCTATTGGTACGTTAGCACGTACGTGTGGCACAGATAGAGGAATCTTTACTTACCCAATTATGGTTTCAACAGACGGGTACGTCTATGAGCATGAGGCGGGCTTTAACTATGACTCTCAGACCATATTTGCTGAGTCAGGACCAGTAGAACTAGGAGTTGGCGATAGAACCATGAGTCTGACAGGATTAGTGCCTGACGAAAAGACTTCTGGTGATGTTCAGGTTCGATTTAGCACCAAGTTTTATCCTAATTCAACAGAATATAACTATGGCCCATATTCAATGGCAAGCCCTACTTCAGTACGCATAAGCGGAAGACAAGTAGCAGCCAAGATTGAAGGCGCTAGATTAAGTGATTGGCGAATTGGTACTATTAGGTTTGATGGTAAGCCTGGCAGTATGAGATGATAGATTGCAGTAGTTTTACTGAAAACGGGGAGCCAAAATGGTGGGTTCCTTACTTTCAGGAAAGTGAGCATTTATTATTAAATGCGCTAGAATATGGTAACGGAACGCATAGTCTTGAGGATGTCGCAATGGCCCTCGATAAAGATGAAATGCAATTTTGGCCTGGTATTAATACCGCCATCGTTACTGAAATAATTACCCATCCTAAACAGAAGTCAATCCATGTATTCCTAGCGGCAGGAGATATGGATGAGGTTATACGAATACTTCCCTATGTTGAAAAACATGGAAAAATGGAAGGTTGTACTCACATGACTATGACAGGTAGAAAAGGGTGGGAAAAAGTTATGGACAAAATCTATAAAGTTGAATCAAGGATTTTCCTAAGTACGGAGATTTAAAATGAGTTTATCAAGTTCAAACCAATCATCACAGTCGCAATTAGACCCCGACTTTAAACAGGCTTATTTAGATAATTTAAGTAGCACAAAAAATGTTGCTGCTAATTTAAAAGCTCGTGAATTTGCAGGGTTTAATCCTGACCAACAATCTGCTTTTGCTCTTAATCGACAATTTGCAGACCCAAACAGTCTTCAGCAACAACAGATGCGTAATGCCGCTTATGGCGCTACTCAAGCTGGAATGTATCAGCCACAACAAGTAAGACCTGATTCTATTAATGCTGAAGGTTACACTGCCGCCCAAGCAGAGGCTGCTCAACTAAACAGGGGTGCAGTTCGAGATGTAAATGCAGAGCGTATTGCTGCTGAAAGAGTTTCAGGCGCTAATGTTACTTCTGAGGCTTTAGGTCAGATTGCCCCTCAAGCTCGTGCAAATATTCGTGATGTGCAAGCTGGATCTTCATTAGATCAGAATATGCAACAGTATATGAATCCATATACTCAAGCTGTTACTGACCAAAGTTTAAAAGATTTAAATCGTTCACGCCAGTTGCAACAGCAACAAAATTCTGCCCAAGCTACTGCGGCTAAAGCTTTTGGTGGATCTAGACAAGGTATTGTTGAAGCAGAAACTAATCGTGCGTATGATGAAAATGCGGGTCGTTTAGTTGCTCAACAAAATGCGGCAGCATTTCAAAATGCTCAACAAACATCTCAAGCTGACTTGGCTCGTCAGATGCAAGCACAGCAACTTAACCAAGCACAAGATGCCGCCACTACTCAACAATCATTAAATCTAGCGGGTCAATTTGGATTGGCAAATCAAGCATCGAATTTGGATGCGGCTCGTTTAAATCAAGCAACTGGTTTACAAGCTAATTTGTCAAACCAATCACAGGATTTTAATGTTGGTCAACTGAACACAGGCAATCGTCAACAGACAAATCTTGCTAACCAAGCCGCTACTAATCAAGCATCGCAATTTAGTGCTGCAGCTAGAAATCAAGCGGGGACACAAAACGCACAAAATTTCTTGCAAGCTAATCTAGCTAATCAAGGTGCGGGTTTGCAAGCTAATCAGCAACGTATTGGTGCTAGTGGATTGCTTTCTAATATTGCCCAAAGTGGTCAAGAAATGGGCTTCAGAGGTGCAAATCAACTTGCACAACAAGGTGAATTCCAACAAAAGTTTTCACAACAACAGTTGGATGCAATTCGCAATCTGCCATTGGAACAACAACAGATTATCAATCAAGCATTGGGGATCAATGTTGGTGGTGGCTCTGGTGTGCAAAGCTCGTCAAGTGGCTCAAGCTTTGGTGGTAGTTTGTTTGGAGGGCGTTAATCATGGAATTTCTATTACCAAAAGAGCAATTAAAAGGCTTATCAGAAGAAGAGCAAAAAGCTGTTAAGGATGATGCTTTTAAACAATTTCTGCTAGGTAGCATCTTTGGTGGTGGTGGTATTTCTACTGGCTATCAAGCTGTGCAGAACATTATTCCTAATTTGCAAAAGACAAAACAACAACAAGGTTTGTTGTCTGAGCTTGGTGCAATAAATAAAGAGTTCTTTCCAAATCCAGAACAAGCCGCATCAAGAGCAATTGCCGATATGCCCGAACTTACTCCCGAAGAAGCGGCTGCAAGACAACAACAAATATTAAGCTCTACACCTGACTATGCTGCTTTGCAAACTAAGTTAGCTAAATTGGCTTTAAACCCCAATGCAGCTCCAATGATTTCAGCTTTGCAATCTTCATTTGGTGCATTCAAGCCAAACATTACTGATGGTGTTGTTACTAACATTAGGAATCAACCAACTGCTGTTATTCCTCGTGCAGACCTAAAAACTGGATTGCAACTTGGTGGTAATGTACAAGGTGGAAATGTAAACTTTCAAACTGCCCCAATTAGCGGTTTTAGATCTGCTACAGCATTAAACACTTTGCCAGAACTTTCTAAAGGTGAAGAATATGCTTTTAATGCTCTTGGTCAGCCAATTGGAATTAGAAATGCTGAAGGAGCAATTAGAGCGCTTGCCGAGCGTACTCAAGCTGAAGTAATAGCTCGTGAAACTAATACTCCTCGTCCAGGTTTTACAGCGTCTGGTGCGCCTACATTTATTTATCCTAACCCTCCAAGCGTTAGTGGTGGCGTTGGTCAACCAACAGGTACTTCTCAACGTACTGTTGCACAGCCAGAAACTGGTCCTAGTACTGCTCAAACAATTTTAAATGAAGCATATAAGCCAATTCTTGCTGATGCATATAAAGGCTTCCAAACAGCTAAGAAGACTGCACCAGTAATTGACCAGTTGCAGAATGCTTACAATCAGCCAGGCTTTGATACTGGATCATTTACAAATTTCAGAACTCAACTAGGCAATGTGTTTAACAGTCTTGGTGTTTCTGGAGAGCGAAATAAGCAATTCTTAACAAATGCTATTTCAGCACGTCAAGGTATTAATGCATTAACTGGTGAGAGTTTATCTGAGGCCGTAGGTGCAATTTCTAACTTTGAAATTGGCTACTATGGTCAGCGTAATGCTCAAATCACAGACCCTAAAGAATCAACAAACTTTAACTTAGCAGTTTTGCGTGAAGCCAATAAGCGTAAGCAAGACTTCTACAACTTTGTTGCTGACAAAAATAATGCTGGTCCTGATGTTCTTGCTAAATGGGAAGCATCTCCACAAGGTCAAAGAGGGATGTTTGAAGCACCAGGTTTGCGTAAGTATTTGCCTCAGTTTCAAGTTACTGCTGGTCCTGATAAAGGTAAAACAGCTTATCAATTGCCTAGTGGCGTTTATCGGGTGTATGACTAATGGCAACCAAAGATCAAGTTTACGAATTTGCTAGGCAAGAAGCCGAAAGGCAAGGCGTTCCTTTTTCTTTGGTGCAGA